CTAATTACAATCTTTCCTTAACCTGCAACACGTCAAGATAATCCCGAAGTTCCCAATAGCTTTTATACGTTCCGGTGTCTGTTGATAAGTAGGCGGATCTACTAGAAATACAACATTTTCTAAATCTTTGTATTTAGCGAATAGTTCCTTATAGCACATATACACTATTTCTAAACCATCAAGATAGCCAGTTGCATCATAAACTGATTGCGCAACTCGATTATACAATGTCTCCTTGTGTAATTGTTCACATGAAAGCACGTATTTCATTGGAAAGAGTATAGAGCTGATGAGTGTAATACAATCCACATAGCCGGCCATATTATCCTTGTGTATCCTATTGATAATCTTATCACGAACTTCTCCAATAATTTTTTGTTCTCTTAGATAATTTTTCAATATAGCCCTAAGGTCGTTTAAAAGCTGGTTCGTTTTGGGAATATTTGTATTCTCTCCCTATAATTGTCGTAATCGTTGTATATGACAGTAGCGTTAGGATATAACTGCTTAACAGTGTAGCTTAATAAGCCACTGCCGCCAAATAAGTCTACATAAGTAGCATCTGCCGGATATCTTTCTAAAGCAGGCTTAAACGGCTTTAGAAACTTTCTTTTTTGCCCCATGAACGGCAGTGGAGCCAATGCAAAAATTTTGTTTTGATTCTATTACGTTTTTTGATTGATGATTAAATATTTAAAATTGATTATTATATTTGCGGCTCTCATATCAAGATTATAAATGGAAAAGCCACGCAATTAGAAGACTTATGTCCTCCAACGTGTGGCTTGTGCTATTTAATTAGATGTGAGAATTTTATTTAAATGTTGGAGGACTTTTTTTAATCCCGCCTTCTAAAGATTATTTACGTGCATTAATTTCTATATTGGCTATCCAAAGCGAAATCCTTTTGTATTCCAAACCCAAGCCCTAATGCATAATACATCGTTATTTCAGTACCCGCATATTCGACCGAAAAACGCAGGGCCAAAAGCAATAGTAGAAAGCCCAATACAACTTCTCTAAGGTTATCTAAAATTAAAAACCAAAAATTGAATTGATAAGGAGTTGAACGACTTGTTTTATCTCGCTTTTGAGCTTTTAAAAGCAAGACTACAACTACACCTAATAAAGCAAAAACCAATGAAGCGCAATAAGTAGGAATATCATTTGTCCCTAAAATGAGATTTAAAAAATTTTCCACAATAATTTATTTATATGAATTTTATAGTTTATTTCTATTTAAAAATTCTTATTTTAAACTGTAAACTTGGTAGATCGACAAATTCGTATCCAGAATAAAATCTTACAATAATTGTATTTGCAGCACCTACTAATGCCGTAAAGCTTCCTCCTATAGGGGGTGCTGGATGCCCTAATAATAAAAAATCACCTACAACTGCACCAGGAACAGTAATAGTTAATTGACTGGTACCTAAAGATGGAGTAGGTTCAAAATCCAAAGTTGTTGTAAAGTTTAGCTCTTTTGATTCTAAATATTCTTTTGTAATTGCAGCTTTACCACTAGTATCTGCATTTATTAATGCATTGGTTTGAGAAGGTAGTTTTGTACCTTGACCTGATATATGGCTAAAACCTACATTCCCTATACCATTTGTAATAAGGATGCTATTTGCTAAATCATTTGCTAATCCGGTAACTTTACCTATAATTGTATTACCACTTCCTGTTGTTACACCATTAGAAAGACCATTTCCTTGTGATATAACAAGGTTATCATTACCAGTTGTTATACCTGTACCCTGTAAGTTACCTATAAATACGTTTCTGTTTCCTAAAGTAAAACCTCCTGAATTAAATCCTACAGCTATATTGCCAGAACCATCTTGATTATAATATAATGCACCTGACCCAATAGCTGTATTTGGAGCACCATAAATATTTGAAAATAAAGCACCATCACCTATAGCAGTATTGCCATACTTATTTCCACCACCTCTTCCTATTCTTACTCCATTTATAAGTTTATCGACCCCACCGAGTTCCTGTAATGAGATATTATTCACAACCCCTTTTACCGTTGCGCTGGCATCGCTTGCAGGAGCTGAACCGGATGAGAAGCTGCTTCGTTTGACAAATTTTACAATTCCATTAGAACCGCGGACAAGTATTGAATCCGATGCGGAACCTTGCGGAACGTTAGTTAATTTCAGTTGAGAATTTATGGTTTGCGTTTGCGCATAATTAACGGTAACTGCAAATAACAGCAGCAGTGCATAATATATTTTTTTCATAATTAAGAATTTGTAAAAGTGTCGAGGGACTTAGAAGTCACTTCGGTATTAGTAATTTGATGAACTATCTAAAAAATGTTATTCTCGAATTGAATAATGACTTTTTCGTTTGGATTAAAGCTATTAACTATTTAAAGAGCTTGGTTTTGAGAATAGATTCCAACTTCCCAATGCGTTTTTCTAACGTTTTAATTTTCATTTTTTTTGTCATAATTGGTTTAAAATTCGTCTTGATCCAAAATGTTATAACTTGCTAATAAGAGAGGATTGCCCCCTATATAAGTTCCTTTAATTAATAAACCTTGAATTATCGCAATAACACAATCACCAACTTCTAAAGCATTTGGGATATTATATCCCAACTTCTTAAATATTTGTAGTTCACCAGGCAAATAAATCTTTGCTTTGGCAAAAAGTGCCGCATGGGCGTTTACATCTATTTTATGTGCATTAAATTGCGAATTTTCCGCTTTGGCACTCAGAACATCGGTAAGCCCAGAAATACTGCTCTGGGGGATAGCATCATCTTTATGCCAAAATGATTGCCATGTAGACCAAAACTGCTCTTGGTTAGGTTTTAAACCGGTTTTAAACCAGCTTAAAATGGTATTTAAATTTGTTGCCATATTATCCTATGTATTCGATAAACATTACAACCCTATATGGGTTCATTATGCTAAATGCTTGACCGCCGCCCGAACTTTGTGATGTTCTTTGAATGCCATATCCGGCATTGTCCCAATCTGTATCCCCCGAACCGCGACCGCCAACGCCTATATTTCCGCCATACTCAGAATGGTATATATCATTATATTCGTGTGTGTGCTGTGGCATTTCAGCAATACTAAAGGTTTTACTTTTTGCACCTCCTGCTTTCCCCATTTCATTAAATTCAGATTGCGCTGTATCTAATCCGACAGGAATGCGGCCGCGCCAGTTAACGACTTCCTGCCAGCCGGCAGGAATATCGGCAGCCGGCTTATTCCACAAAACCATGCCGCCGCCAGACTGGAATACAGCCGTTTTCTTTTCTAATGTATTTAGCCTCTGCATTAATTGCTTAATCGGGTCAATCTTTTTAAAATCTGTCCAGGGCCATGAAGCGGCTGCCGTCCCAAATGTCGCATAGCGTACATAATAGGTAGGTTTTAGCTGGCCGTTTTGAAAAGTTTTTGATGCAGTTTCTTCAATAATAACAACACGGGAATTACTATTTACAGATGCCTCCCGGAACTCTAAAAGTTCACTATTAATAAAGACAAAACCGTTCTGTACTGTCGTACCGACCGTTTCACAGCCCGAAATAACCGTAAGGTTGCCGGCCATTGCACCATAAGCATTAAATATTTCAAAAGCCGTTTGTAGCTCTTGCAGCCTTTCTGTTTTGAGAGGAAAACCGCCCGTTTGATTAAAATTTGTCCTATTCATGTATAAAAATATTATATCTTTTTCCACCTGCTCTATAAAAATCAATATGAGCCTTGAGGCCATATATTTCTGAAGTATAAACCTGCTGCGGTACCCATACAATGAAATCAAGTCCTGTATCAGCCGTTTCGGGTTCTGTCCGCAGGTAAAGTGTTCCGGCTTCGGCTTCGGTGTAAAGCCAAACATCCTGTCCTTCCGCTTCGGTATAAATGTAAGTTGTGTCGTAAAAGTTGCCGTCTGTAATATATATTCTTCTTTGTACAGGATCAAACCTGTCATTAAGTGATTTCCTTAAAGAAAAAACCTGTCCGGTGTGTTTGATCCTATACAAATTATCTACCCTGAAAACGGACCATTTGTAATACAGTTTGTCTATAGGAACCAGAAGCGATTGTATATATGCTACTATTACCGGCTTTCGCAAAAAAGTAGGCAATAGCAATAGGGCTAATTGGTTATAGTTGATGTTAAACCACATAAGTAATATTGGTAAAATTTACTACTTCAAAATAGCCGCTAACAGCAATAGTCTTCACGTTTATAGGCTGTGGCTGGCCATAGCCATTTACAACCGGATCAATCCAGGAACTATCAGCACTCACAATATGTGGAATCAAAACACCTTCTACCTTTTGAAGTGCGTCAACAAGATGCGCCAGGACTAACTCCCCATTGAATGGCAATTGCTTCATGTAGGCTTTAATGGCATTTTCAACAGGCTTGCCACCGTTTAAAATTGAATTGCCTTGTGAATCAATGAGCAACGGATCGCGGTAAATCTTAAGGTTAAGGTATAGGCGATCCGGCAAATAATTAATTACAGTAACTTTAACGCCCGCATACCGAACTTCGTTGATATAACTTTCAAAAGCCAAACGTTGGGCATTTGTAATAGGTGCCAAAATTCCATTACTTTCCCCTGCGATTTTAATGATTACACGGCTATCTTCGCTGCTCTCCCCAACGGCAGCATATTTTACGATTTTACTGGTGGTAATTTGTTCAGCAGTTGCACCTGCATTGTTGAACTTATCCGAATCGGGCAATAAGTTAAAGCCATATTGAAAATCCAAAGTCAGGGTTCTGTATGAAGGCAGCGTGCCTCTCTTTTGCTGTAACAACTCGGTTTGTAGTTCCTTTTTGTGAATATCGAAAAGTGTTTCCAAGACAAAAATTGATACCGCTATAACATAAGCGAATAAGCGATAGATAGCCGTATTACTCGGTGAGTTTATAGTTGCTAAATTTTCATTGAACAATATGTTCGATAGAATTTCTTCGTGTATTTGTGTTATCGTTCTTGCCATTATGTAATTATAAAATCAGTTCCTACTGCCATATATCCTATTCCTGTTGGGATATTTAAGCTTGTTGTTCCTAAATATCCAGTTGCCGGCTTTAAATTCCTAGCTTCAAAATACTGTATGGCTTTATTTGATAAAAGCAATTCATCTGGTATGATTACTATTTCATCGGTTATTAAAATATCGGTTAGCGATCGATTATTAGCGTTTGCAATTGTAAAAGCATTATAAATATTGCCAGTATACTGTATCGAAATATCAAACCAACTTTGTAACGATAATACTTTTATTTTTTTCATTTTTAAGTTTCAGGATAAAAAGCATCAACCTCTATTGTGCCGTTTTCGCCTATTTTTATTGTGTTTAAATTCATTCCATCGCCCACAAACTCCTGTCTTACTTCCCGTGCTAATGCATCAGCTTTGCTGTCCTCTAAATACCTACGAGATCCAACGCCGCGCATTGGGTTTTCTTTGTATTCGCCTTTGTCGCTTAAAATCAGTAATTTTTGATGCTGAGCAGTACTTTCTCCAAGGACAAAATCGCCATTCTGAATTTTTAAATCGAGGTCTTCTGTTAATAAAATATCCTTTGGCATATTATGTTATATTTCCGGTTCCTGTACCCGTTTGAGCAGAGACACTTCCTGTGGTTGTCACATTTACGTTTACCCGTCCTGACTTTACAAAAGTTTCTATTGCGTTGGCTATTCCGTTTGCCAAACGCGTTACCGAAGCATTAGCATTAGTTTCTTCGCTTTGTTCATTTGTAAAAACTTCAATCAATGCAGCTACTAAACCGGGTTTATTTAAACTCATTTTAAAAGGGTATTAAATTTTATTTTCAAATTATCAAATTCAGCTTTATTGATAAGCTTAATCGTTGGGCCATTATCTGTTGTAAATACCATATTACCAATTGCGGTAAAAAGCGCATCAATTAGATTTGCCATATTTTCGCCTCCTGCCTTTAATTGTATTTTGTCACTTAATTCAAAAACAGTTTTACCAACATAATAGACCACTTTTGTAATTTCGTCGCAAGCTATAACCATCCAATCGTCATCGTCTTCAATTCTAACAGCCAAAACAAACGTTCCAACTTTCGGTATTTGGATAAAACTTTTATTTCCATTTAGCACAGGACGAAGTCTTACATCTGGTATTTCTTGACCGTCTTCATCTTCTAATATGCAAATGGCTTTAGTTTCATTAACTGATTTTACTTTTGCAATATTGCTGACTGTCGGGCCGTGTGCTTTGGCCATTTCCTCAAATCCAATCCTTAGTTGCTCTGATGTCATGCTTACTTAGATATTAAATAGCCTAATCCGATAGTTTGCCTTCCGCCTCCAGTTCCAAACTCACCCGATACGCTTTCTATAAAGTAGAGGCCGGTACGGTCGGTGTATTGTTTATCGGTAATATCCGCTACCATTCCTTTGTTAGCTGCAGGTTCTAAAAAGGCAGTTATATTACCTTCATAACCATGATAATTGCTTTTCGTTTGCAAGCGGTTGGCAATTTGTTTCAATAGGTCAGCAGGTATTCCCGCTTTGACTTTTAGGGTTTTTTCGTCATTATATTTTTGAATGTCTGATTTTATTTTTTTTACTTCGCCCTTTTCGTTCTTTTCATGGATTACGATGCGTACGTTTTTATCAACTAACCGAATTTTAAAATCGTCTTCTTTAACGGTATTCCAACCCAATCGAAATTTTATAGTCGCTTGTGTTTTGCCAAATAAAGTCCCTACATATAATTCTTTAAAATTGAAATAAACAGCGAGCTTACACTCTTTTTTTAACCATTCTAAAACCTGTATTCCAGTAGCATTTTTAAAGCGCACATTTTTTAATGGAACAAGTGGAATTTCGTCTGACAAAACAATTTCAGTCCCAGTACACAAATCAGTCAATAGCTGCTTAACCGTTACACTTGAGTAGGTTTTGTTAAATATTATATCATATAACAGATAACTGTATCCTTCACATTCTACCTTTACAGGAATTGCCATATTAACCCGTTTGACAAAACCCTCAAAACGCTTTTCGTTTTTGCCATCATAACCTAAAAGGATTGTAATTCTATCATTTTCTCTAATGTCATATTCTTTACGCTCATTAGGTTGTTGTTTATCCGGAGTTATTGTTTTTATTGTTTTCAAATAGGTTATACGTGGCAATTCAATGGTACAAGTATCGGTAAATGAATTAATATCGGTCTTCCATGATACCTTTGCAGGTTTCACTTTTTTATTCATGCCAATAGTGATGTCGCTTGTTAAGTGAAATGCCATTATTTAATAATTAAATTTTCAATATCACTAATAAAGTCACTTTCGCAAGTCATACTAAATGGGCGTATCCAGGGGCTTTTGCCCTGCACTTCCGGAAAATCGAGCGTAGCAATTACAACCCCACAACTTTCATCCAGGAATAACTCCGGGTAACCCCCATGTAATGAAACTGGTTCTGTTGTCTCAAAAATTTCTTTGAGCTTATTTATTTGATCTTCGGGAAAGGTTCTGTTTTTATCAATCAAAAAACCTTTTATTGTAAACTTATAGTCATCAACTCCAAAAATCTCGTGGACTGTACCTTTGCGTTCGCTTACGGCGGTTTTAATTATTGTTTTGCTCAAGTTGACCGCTACTGTGCAAGCTTCAATTTCAAGTGTTTTATTTTCTCTGATCCAAAATTCGATGGGAAACCAAATATCCTGTCCATACGCACCTATTTTGTTAAAAGCTATGTCGTCTTTACTTTTGTAAATCGTGCCTTTCGGACTGGGGTTTTGTGAAATTCCCGAATAAACAATATCCTGGGTAACTGATTTTTCCGAACCCTTAGGCGATATATAATAGGGCGACGTATTAAAATACGTTTTGTACAAGGCCTGTAAATCAAATATTGAAACCATATTTATACTAATTTTGAACCATTATAAAGCACACGCCCTAAACATTCTGTAACCAAATTTTCTAATTCCTGAGCCGTTTCGCCACTATTCAAAGTTGTAAATTGAATGTTCTCAAAAAATTTCCCAAGATAGATATTAACCACTTTTGGCCCGCCTCCTGTAACTGTATCGCCTGCTGATTTTCCTGCATTTGCATTGCTGTTATTCAATGCTGTATTTGTTGCTAAAGCAGATGCCGGCTGTGGTTTTTCGGGTTCTTTCTTCTTTACAGGCACTATTGTTTTGGTAGCTTTTACTTCGATGTCATCATCACCTTTAATCCATTTATAGGCACTATCTATAGCTTCAATAATAGGCTTAATTACATTGTCCCAAAGCCATACAACACCGTCCATTAATACTTCAACTAATCCATAAACTTTTTCAAAAATCCAACCGATAAATTTGAAAATATCTTTTAGGATTTCACTCTTTTTGACGAATTCTATAATGCCGCTTACAATATGCCAAAACTTCATTGCTATATTTTGAGTATGCTCCCAGATTATAAAGAAGTAACTTTTTACAATGTCAATCCAACCGCTCCACTCACTGGTACCATTTATCATCTGCATGATATAATCTATCGCTACTCCAATGCCATTAGATAGCATTTCGATGTAGGGTTGTGCCTGGGCCAAAGCGGGGGCAATACCATTTGCGAAACTGATGCCTAAATCTAATAACTTATGAAATACCGGGCTAAAGGTATCTCCAATGTCGGAAGCAGCATTTCCCAGTTTGTTTTTTATTGTACTCCATTTTCCCGACATTGTCTGGCTTTGTGCTGCCATTGCGCCGTCATAAACACCTCCTTTAGAATTTGCCATCGCCATTGCTTTCGATAAACCCGCATAGGTAACCTCCATTTCTTTGACTTGCTCAATACTTTTGCCCGTGCTGCGATGCAACATTTCGTAAATATTGATCCCGGCTACTCCAAATTGTTTAATATCCATTGTAGTTGCTTTTCCATCCGTTTTGATTTGTTGCATTTTGGCAGCCATTTGGCTTAAAACATCATTACCGCCACCTACGGCAGAAACGGCATTGGCTAAGTTCATTGTATCGTTACGGGCATCTTTTGCATTAACGCCTGCGGAGATTAACGCCATATTGGCTTCTAACAAAGAAGCGGTATCAAAAGGAGCAACATCGGCATCCTGACGGATATTTTTATAAGCATTGGTAGCTCCTTGTTTACCTAAAAAGGGAGTCAGTTTGGTAATGACTTGCTCCTTTTCCACACTTTTGGTAATCATGGCACTCACTGCAGGACCAACGGCACTTACTATCGCGGAACCTGCTTTCAATGCAAAACCGCCCAACATTGAGCCAATTCCTAACCCCTTATCAGCACCGGCAGCACCGCCCATATTCCCGGCATGTCCCGCTGACTTTTTTTGTAAGGCAGCCAGCTCTCTGCGGGCTTCTGCGATCTTGCTTGATATTGTGCTGCTTTTTATAATATTTTCAACCTGTTGGATTTTCTTTTGGAGTTCATTAAAGCTCATTTTTAATTCCTGGTTTCGGTTTGTCATTCCCTGGGCAGCTGCGCTCATACGATTAAATGCACTTTGGGAAGTAGAACTTAAGCGATTAAGCCCCGCACCCATCATGTCCCGCATCTTTACAACAAACTCGATTGTATTATTCATGATTTTTAAAAATTTCTATTGCCTTGTTGTTTCCAAATTTCGAGAGCGATACCGGTTCTGTAAAAGAATAAATTGTCTCCCCATTCCTTAAGTGCATTAGCCCCAAACTGCATACTGCCGAAAACAATCAGGAAGTCTAAACCTGCCTGACTATTTTCACAATTCTTTTGCCCCTTGTTACTAAAAGCGAAAAAACTCCGCTTTTTTCCCCTCCAAGATGTTATTTACCTGAAGAAAAACAGCTATAAAACTGTCTTCGTCTTCAATAAGTGAGTAATCGCCCTCTAACCACAATTGCTCTATAATCATGGCTACGGCTTTATCCATGCCATTTGTTCCAATTGCAGTCATGTAGTCGCCTAAATCATTAGCCGTGGGCGGGCGCAAAACAGCCAAAGCGTTATCTACTTTTAAATAGATTAATTCCCTGCCACTATTTTGGTGTTTCCAACCGTCCAATTTTTCCTGGCCAAAGCGAGTTATAAAAGGAAGTAATTTTGCTTCGGCTGTAACTTCTACTGCCTTTGTTTTCTCAGCTTCTTTTGTTTTTCTTAATGCGAATACACTTTTTAAATCTTTGGTTTCTTTTGCCATTGTTTTTAGTTTTGATAAGTTGATTTTTATTTAAATAATTGACAATTTGATTGTCCTGGCTTCTTTTTTACGATACAGTGAAGTCAATATTCATTGCTATAAAAGGCAATGTGATTTCTCTATGTTTAGCATTTTGTTCCAAATCGACACCGTTTTCTGTAAAAGCTACTCCTGTTGCAGTATAACTTGATATAGTATCTGTTATACGCCTTTTATAAGAACAGGTAATAACAATAGCTTCGTGCGGTACCTCTGTTATATCTCCGTAACCAGCCAATGCTGCGGCTTTATTTAGAGCATCAACTTCAAACCCCAGCAGTTTGATATTGCCCTCATACTTTTTGTTTCCGGTCATAATATCCAATGGTTCGTCACCAGCACCGAATAAATGTTCTTTTTCAATGGTTTTTTTAAAGCTAAAACCACGCAAACCTTTAGCTACTCTTGTGAGTACTTTTGCTTCAAAATGCGACCAAGCACATTCGGAAGTTGTAATATTTACATTTGCCATCTTTTATAAATTTTTGGTTAAACCTAGTGTTATGATAATCCAAGTCAAATAACCAAGAGGCTGTATTTTTACTTGCATCGCTAATGTGCTGGTATTTATAATGTCCTGATCTGTTGGAACTATGACATCAACATTACTAATCTGACCGCCCATTTTAGCCCTGATTTGTGCTTTAATCAGGTCTTCTAAATAAAGGGCATCGGTTTCTTTAATCGTTCCTGTTGGAGTAACTCTTACCGAAGTTTCTAAAAAGGGTGTAGTTGTTGCTGTTGCAATTCGTTGGGCTTTATCGATTAACCGGCCATGAACTAAAATGCGAAAGTCATCGGCACCGGCCATATTATCCACACCAAAATAATAACCGGCCGCACCTTCCCGGCGGTGCATTACAATATAACCAGCATTGCTAAAATTGTCTAATTCGATAGGATCGAATTCTTCTAATGTTTTGTTACCTATGTAAGCCTGTGTCAATGACAATGCACCATTTTGTCCACTACCTAATTTGACGTGGGCCCCATATTTGCAGGCACGCGCCAAAGCCAATGCGCCTGCAGCCGAACCATTGTTTAAATTGCTTCCTAAAACTACACCAACATAAGTATTGTTTGCTGTGTTTGGTTTGTAATAGGGAAACAAATTGACATCTTTTACACGCCCTTCTATCAAAATTCGTATTGGGCGGTTAATGGATTGTTGGTACTGGCAAATGGCTTTACTCGCTACAACTGCATTTTCAACATCCTTATCCAAAAAACCTACAGGCATTGTATAAGAAGCGGCAGGTTTGCGGCATATATAGACTATATTTATCCTACCTTGCGAGATAGTCAATAATTTTTTCAAGCCATTGGCATTGGTATTATTAACTATACTTTCTAACGTCATGGTATCTTCAGTTCCTAAAATCCAAAGCTCCTGATTGCCTCCCAATTCTTCAAAGAATAGTTTGATTTGAGCATTTAAAAATGGTTCAGCAGTTGCCGTATAGCCTTTTGCCACAGCATCGTCATAGCTGTAAACCGTCTCAATTACGCCTATTTTTACATAAGCTGTACCTACAATTCCTGCAACGCCGTCAATTACTTGAACTTGGCGTAGCAAATTACCAGAAGCTACATTTACGCTAACCTTTGGTGTTCCAGTTCCTTGTGCCATTATGCTTGTAATTTAAGTTTATACTCTATTAGTGCCGCGATCAACGTATCTGCTTTTTGGTCGGCAACTTTAATTTGAAAATACTTTACCAAATCTTTTAAGACTTCGTAGTTTTCTTTTACTAGTTCCGTTGCTTCGAGTTCCTCTAGCTTTACGGCTAGTTGATCCTCGTCAACATCTTCTTTTTTAGATGTTAGTCCCTCTTTTTCAAAAGAGCTTATTTTTTTGTCGTCTAATATGGAGACAAAACTTTTGGCACTGCCTTTTGTATGAAATACTCTATTATCCGAAGTAATATGGCATTCATTGCTTGTTGAGTGGCGTTCAAAATAATCGGCCGCTAATTCTTTATGGTTTGACATTTTTAATAATTTTAATGATGGTTAAATAATGCGTCTCCAACGTAATACACTTAAGACGATAATAGTTAATAGTAGCAAAAGAAAAATCCGTCCGCACCATATTTGTAGTTGCTGCCACCAGGTAAGCTTTTTCTCGACTTCAACTGGTTTTGTAGTGACAGTTTGCATATTGGTTGTTTTATAAATATCCTTCCACTGGGCAAACAATTTTTGGGCTTCCGCTTCACAATCAACTGTTAGGTAATTGTTTTTTAGGGTAATTTTTGGAGGTGCTAAATACTTACCCTTTGTTTTTTGGAGAGTAGATTTAATCAGCACCTGGCCTTTCCGGCATTCTAACCAGGCCTTATAATAGCTACTGTCTTCTTTAGTTTCAAAAATGGTGTCCCGCACCACCTCTTTTACTGATACGGTTCTTGAAGTTTCGGTTTTTGTTGGAGGAGAAACGCTAGTACTTTTGCAAGAAACTAACGTTTCAACCAAAACAACAAACAAAAACAACAGACTGAATAATTTTTTACTCATGAATTTTATATTTTAATTTTGGAAATCTTGAATCTTCGATTTCATGGTTTAAATAGGTTTTAAATTTTGATATTCTCTTTTAGCGTCAAAACCACGACACGCTTTATTTACATCTGGAAAATCTCTATGCCTTTGAATAATAGCATTTGGAAATTGCTTTTGTATTTTTTAAAAGTTCTAAAAGCGTTGCTTTTTGCTGTAAGTCCTATTTTCTAAAGGATTGTTTTTGCATCACTCCTCCCAAATAAGCGATGTTTATTAAAACCTTTTACTCCATTTGAAACTTCATCAATGGGCAATAATTGAACTGGTATACCATTCGGTAAAATGATAAAGTGATAACCGGGCATTTTCCAACCGCGTTGACTTTTCCAATAGTTTTGAATTGCACTAATGCTCGTTTTGAGAGGTCGCGGTGCAATGCACGGCTATGTACTTTATGCTTCTCATTAATGATTACTTTTTCCGTTTAATTGTTTAAATTTTTGTAACTCTTCAATAAGATGCCGATTTTCTTCCATCATCAATTGTAATTGGCCATCTGATCTTTTTAATTGCTCTTTGGCTTCTTCAAGCTGACTAATAGCATCTTTATATTTTGCACTAAGATCATCAACATCGCTAATTGCCGCTTTGTATTTTTCGCCTAAGTCTTCTACTATTTCGCGATACATCTTTACGGCTTTTTCAGTATTGGCCAGTTCAGTTGCTCTTGTTTCGGCAAGGTTTTTCCTTCTGGCGGCAAACCATCCTGCAAAAGTCGTGGCAATACCAAAAATTGCCGTTAGGATATATTCGTTCATTTATAATTAGGTAATTATTATTTATTACTATGCTGTTTGAACAATTACAGCTATGCCTTTCCAGTCTTCACGGCGGCAACGGCCACCCATTTTTACAAGTCCAGAATGAATATCTCCATAATATAAAGGGGTGTCCATATCTTGGAATAGTTTAGTATCGCCTATTGCTTTTGTAACACTCTCTTTTGCCATAAGATGGTTGCTAGGTTGTCAATAGCAGTTAAGGCTTCTCCAGGGACACGAAGTGCACCAGTTGCAGCAAAAGCCAATACTGTACTTCTTTCTAAGATCATAAACCCGGCATATTGGCCAATAATTTCATTGACTAAATCTGCCATTTGGTTCCCGGTAACGCTGTTTTGAAATTCTTTTAAACTGAAGCTTTCAAACATCGCATAACGATCTGCCTTTGGAACGTTATCTTTATTATTCGTAAAATTCCTTATTAATTTTTTTGAATTTATCCATTAATCCTGATTTTAGTTTTTGGGTTATCCCTTTAGAGAGTACAAACATCTATCTATTTGCAAACTCTTCATAATAAGAGTGAAACCCTTGCTTTGTTTTTTTTAAAGGCTTGTTTTTAAGTGCAATTTTGTCCTGTAAAAACAAAGGATTTGTTTTTGTTTTAGATACTTTTTTGAAATGGAATTAACAAAAAAAGACGAGTGGGAGTATGCTCGAACGCTCTATGTTAATAAGTGTATAACATATAAAGAGATTGCCTCACGGGTTAGAGTAACTAAAAAGACGGTCAGTAAATTGGCAACCGATTTAAAAAAAACATCCAACGAATGCAGAAGCCGATACTATGAGTAAAATTACCTCAAATATTCAACGTCTTGAAACTGAAATTGCTTTAGGCGAATATATAGAAGTAGGTCGCAAAATATTGACTTTTATACAGGACATTAATTTGGCATGCTAAACTTTTAAAAAACTATTTTGATGAATTTATCAACTCTAAACTAAAGCAACTATAAAGAGTATCTGGAATTGTGGCGCGAGTTCTGCGAAAATATGGATAATGCCACACCTATTGACTTAAAAGAAAGCCACGCCGACAAACTAAAGAAAATTAAATATTTAGAAACAAACCATGAAGAATGGTTTAAATATTACTTCCCAAATTACTATACAAGCGAGACGGCAGATTTTCATATAAAACGGTCAAGTTTGTAATGTCTAAACTTGAATTGTATCTGGTGCGTAAGGTACGACCTTTAAAAAATGGGGAAAAGCAAAGGTACTACACTTGTAAAAACCGGGATCTTGCGTTCGGTAAATTATTATACCATACAGCAGGGCCAATGTTACTATAAAAAAATAATATACCGTATGCAAAAGTACATAACGAGGGTTTCAAAGGAATGGTAAACATAAAGGCACACAGCTGGAATACTTGTGGGGAAAGAAAGCAGGGATTGGCAAGTTCAACAAAAACAACTCAGAAGCACCAAACAGTAACTTATAAAACAGGGCAAAGCAGTGTTAAATCACACACTCGAAAAGTAGATATTAAACAGCGTCAATTTATGCTAATAGATAAAATGACAACCCTGTTTTAAATAACGCCATACAGCGAGAAGTAGCAAAAGATTAAAAAAACATTTTAAATAATAAACTTATGAATTCATTTTTTGCAAAGTTGTTTCTTGAAATTCAACAAAAAATTAAAATCGAAGTGCCTGATATTGGCTTTGTGGAGCAAAATTTCTGGCAATATAGTTTTGAAAATTATAAGGCGACGGTATCGTTCCCGGCATTACTTATTGACTTTCCAAGTACTAGCTATTCTGCATTGCAGGGCAATATCCAATTAAATACTACGGTTATTAATATTGTATTATTGTTTGAGCCATTCTCGCAAAGTTTTAACCTTGCACCCGAAGCTGTGAAACAAAAAACAATAGAATACTACGAAATTGAGTATAAAGTTTACAAGGCTTTGCAAGGTTGGAATACTGACTTCTGCACCCCATTAGTGATAATTGATGCCAAAAGCCAAAACCGAAACGAAATAGGTTTGCGGATACGGGAATTAAATTTTACTACAGAATTTGAAGACTGGAGTTTAAATAATGACCAAAGTAAAAATGTAGTATTTAGTTTTAACGGTTCGATTATCTCATAAAAGCTACGATTAAAAGTTTTTAAGCTTTTTCAATATACATCAATCGTAAGAATTTCGAAGTGTCTATTCTAAATTTTGCTTGACCAATTACTATTGAGGCTTTATCTAATTAAATTCTGATTTATTGCAATACCAAAAGCAACTATTTTTTGAACCTCTCATTTGTTTGTCTATTTTAAACCCTCTTTTTTATAAGTTCAAATAAATATCAACGGGATTAGCTCCAGGTATTACTTTACTAGCTTCTGTTTCGGATTGAGTTTGATTATCTTTTTCAATCACTTTATTTTGGGTAAGTCTACTAAATAAGGCCAATCCAAGAAAAGCTACAACTACTATAACTACTATTTTATGGGTTTTGAAATTGCCATGATTTATATTATAAGTTTTACCAAAAAATAGTATTTTTAAATGTAAAACAAAATAACCTAAAAGATATTTAACTGATTAGTAATTGGCTTAGGTATTACCAGTCCTTTAATATTCATCCATTGGCGGTAGGTTAAATGAATGTTATGTTTAGGAAACACATTCCTTACGATAGTAGTATCGGGTACATCGGCATGCTTCGCTCCATTATAGATTTCTATAATGTAACGTGCTCGTTTGTAATAATTGTTTCGATTGTACGCCATAATTTACAAAGTTATTCGTAATTATTATATCAGTCAAGGCGATTTTATTTGGCAAATAAGCATAAAAAAACCGCTCAATTGAAGCGGTATTTTTTGTGTATTAATTGAATTTATAAGACAGATTTAATGGTATGTTTCATATTTTCTTTTTTATTAATTTTTAATTTTTTAAAATGGCTGTTGCAGTTACACAACACTAAATAAATCATTTATCAAATTCGTATTTGGGCTTGTCCAAAGCACTTCTTTTCTTTCACCAGAACCATTGGCAAAAGCCTTTTTATAAACTTTACGCCAGGGCAACAGACCGTTGTATAAATTATTATCATAGCCGGAAAGTATAACCATCCCCTTTAACTGCAATAATTTAGAAATTAAAACTTCATGTTGCTCGTCTGTCATTTCAAAATTGTAACTTCTTGTTTTTTTCTTACGACATCTAGTTTTTAAAACATAGGGTGGATCAACATAATGTAATGTAGTATGTAGCATCATGCTGTATCATTACTTCAACAGCGTCCTTATTTTCAATAATAACGCCACGCATACGATCAATAATAGCCGGAAGCGCATCTGTATAATTCATCCAATCATGTGCAGGTGTTGATCCGCTTCTATTAGAGTTTGCCCGAAAGCCGGTCTTTTGGCCACTGGCTGATGCTGATTCGAAGCTCATATACAAACGAATTATGGTACGTTGTGCTTGCTCAAAAGTGTCGTTAGTAGACTGATAGCTTAAATTCAATTCAATTCGGCTAAATGGCGTTATTCTCAATGCCTCAACTAAATCAGCTCCGGATCTTCTACAAACTTCAAAAACATTAACAATTTCGGTACCTAGGTCATTATATACTTCAGCATACGATCTGCTTTTTTTGGAACCGAACCAGCACCGCCAAACGATTCAACATAACAACGATGCTGCGGAAAGAAGTTAATGATCCACTTTTCAAGAAGGAATTTTCCGCCATGATAGTGAAGTAATGGCCTGCTAACTTGCACATGGGCGTTATTTAAGATTTGTTTTTTTGAAGTTATCAGTGTTTTAATGTGGTATTATTACTGATTTTTACTTAATTTAAAATTCATCATTAAATCTTTTTTGATTAATCCAGGTAACTAAAAGAGCTTTATTTATTTTGGTGCGTGCCAGGTACGCGTCATAACTTGCCAGTTTAGAAAAGCATTTTATTTTATCAACAAAATCTAAACTATTAAAAGCTTTTTCGGATTGTTCCCGCTTTTGTTTTAGATTGTATTTGTCCCATAAACTATTAAACTTGTAATCGTCCAATTTAAGTTCGATGGTTACTATTTTCTTGAACTTTGACCATGCTTCAATCATTGCGATATTTTCGGGAAAGGTTTGTTTTCGGAGTAAATTAGAAAAGCCTGAACCTTTTAAATTGAGGAAACAGTGTAAAATACCGTCTGATTTGCGGTACTGGAATATCCATTTATCTTTAGTGGCAATGAGGGTTACTTCGTAAGTGGTGTATTCTTCCATTTGAACTGGTTGTATAGATGAAATTTTGAGAGCTTTAAAATTGCTCCATAATCAAACTTTTTTTTGTAAATCTTTAGTTTCTAATAATATCTTAATACCTAAATCCTGAGCTAATTTCTGTTCTATCATTGCGCCCCTGCTGTTTTGCCAGTCATCGAGTAATAAAATTGCATTGCACTCTAATAATTTTAGTAGGCATAGTTTCATTGCTTTGCTCCAAGGGGTTTTTCAATCCCCTACGACCGCTAATGGATTTATGGCTATCAATCCCTGACTTTCGATCTCTTTCTGAGCAGTAGCAAATTTCATTGTGCATTCTGCTAATGGTTCGCCAGATACTTTGCCGACGATGTAAATTTTCTTTTTCATAGTTAAAATTATTGGTGTATTTTATCTGCCATAGCCTGTAGAGCTGTTTGCGTATGATGATTATTTACCGTTGGTAAAAGGTTAATTAGTATTGTACAACGCCTAGCCTTCATGAAATTTTAAAGTAATTTTATGCAACTTTTTATAATCGAATAACGTAGGCTTCTTGATATTCGACTTTTGAATTTTGTCGAATTTATCGGCTAATTCAAAGCCCATGGAGCGATAAATTTTCTGTGTAACTTCCATTGGTACTTCCGCCTCATAAACTCCTTGCAGGAGCCTGTTAATTGCGAAAATCGTTTCGATTCTAACTCTAATTTCTATATTCATTTGATTTCTTTTAGACTTCTTTTTTTAGATGCCATTGGAATAAAAAACCAATAAAAACAAAGAGGAATGATAATATTAAACCGTAAATAAGGTTTAACAGCCTGGGCTCTATGTTAGCAAAAATGCTAATGGACATAATTATTGTATTATATTAAGTGTAAATAAAATAATTGGCGCGTAATTTTTTATCAGCATTCGGTTTCGGGTTCTGTTAGTTGTTTATTGCAGTCCTGACAAAAAACAGCCGTAGTCTCGCAGGTTGCCACACTCTTTAATGTTCTTACAACTTTGTTGTCGTGCCGGCATTTCTTTTATTTTAAACAGTTCATTAGTTCTTACTTATGTTCGGCATCCCTAATTGGTTAAAAAAGGCTTTTGTCCCTGCATTTTGTGCTGATTTGTCATTGTTGTGCTTTAGGGCCCTGAACTGTTCTAAAACCAGCCGTAGCTCCTCCAGGTTGCATAATGGCAAATCCTTTTTTACGACGCTCTTATATAACATAAAGTGATTAAATGAACCATAGTCGCCCGGCTGTTTTATACCGGTTTTTTCCGCAAGGTTTAATATCCCGGATATAATTAACTGCTTTTCGTCTTGTAAAGCTTCTGTTTTTCTTTTCCATTCGTTGGAAAATGTATTGCACAGTTCCTGTAGTTCGTCGGAATGCAGTTCCTGTGAAGAATTTGTCCTTCCCGAAGTCCAGGCATGGATGCGCTGGTGCCTTTGCTGTTTTTCAATCCCTAATTTTGTAAATAGGACTTGTAATTGTTTTACTGTTGCCATAGTTTCATGTTTAAAATTTGCTCTTAGAGCAGACTTGAACTGCTCTGTATGCCTTTCGGGAGATGAATTGAACTAATCTTTACCTTGCTTTTCTCCACAAAAAGGGCAAAAAGTGTGAGTCATTCCTACGTCATATTTTTTCTTTTGTCCTTCAACTTTAATCGTAATATTTGTTAATCTTCTGATATTTTTTGGATTGAATGTGGAAATCTTATCCATTTTTACGCCGACTACATTTTTTTTCTACGTTGGATATGCTTCAATAATTTTAGCTTCAATTTCTTCTATACATTTCCAATTCATGTGTTATATTAAATTTTAAAAGTTGAAGTAGTATGTTTTTTGAAATTAGGATTATCAATTACTGTCTTTTTGTAATTGTTAAAGGCATTACGTTCTTTATAAGTTAATTCCTCTCTGGCAATCCATTCGCCATTACTATTTTTATAAATTTCTTTGCCATTAACTTCGTATAGCTCATGGTCTGTAATTGGTCTTATAGCGCTCATAATTAAATGTTTGAAAATTGAAGGTTTATAAGTAGCCATTCGCCTTTATCACTTTTTTGCTCAAAGCCGATGTAGTCTTTTGAATGCGAATAAGAATAACTTTCTTTTAGTAGCTCAATACCACGTTTCCAATTCACGTCTTGGAAACGGTCTTCCATCGCGTATAATTTTTGAATAAGGTTAATATCCAATTCGCCTTTTTTGCGCTCCAGCAGGGACATAACCAAATCTTTAGTGTCAACATCATTTTCAAATTTTGAGTTTACAAAGTCAATGATGTGCCTTTCTGCCTGGTGTGACCGTTCATCAAAAGTTGGTTTTCCCTGGCGTTTGTAACTTACTCTGTAATTGCCGCATTCTAACCTAAAGTTGCCTTTGCCGTCGGCGTGACGGGAACTATATTCTTTAAGCATTTCATAAATAGTATGCATGTCTGAAAAAGCTTTATTTTTAAACTGTTTTAGCTTTTCATTTATTAGCAATGCATCGGTACATAATGAAATGACTGTTGTTGCTTTAATATCCTCGTATGCCTTGCGCTGGGCTTCTTTTTTTGCCGTTGCATCCGCATTACGTCTGTCCAGTTCTGCCTGTAGTTCTTCCGGTGTCAGTTGTGATAAATCGATTTTTTTTTCTAGTGTATTCATTTTGTTTTAGTTTTTAACTTGTTACTATTTCAGGTTCTTTTACCTCAATTGAATTTATATCGGAGATTGGTATGTGAAACTGTATCCTAATAGTGGGATCGTTGTATTAGTTCCCGTATATATTTATTTTGAGTTTCATAACCCTAGGGTACGATTATAGTCCTTTGTCGCGCTAATAGGTACAACATCCCTTAGTTTTGTATGCAGTCTAACTACGTCTGTGCTCTTTTTTAGTCATATTTAATTTCGTTTTCAGGTTTCCACTTTTGTTTTCTTATTTCAACTAATATGCTTTCAATTTTGTTTTCAAATTCTATTGACTGTAAATAGTCAAAGTCTCCGCTCATAATTCTACCACGTTCCTGGTTTATCAAAATGCGATGCCCCGTGGATAGGATCGGGGCTAATCCTAAATCTTGGCGTTCGCTATCGTATTGCAAAACCAGTCCTAATGCTAAAAGGCGATGTGAGGGTGTAAAGATTTTCATTGTTAATACTTATTTTATCGTTATTGTTTAATTTGACTTCCTATTTTATCATTATTGTTTAATTTGGCTTCCGTATATGAGCTGGGCAGTTTGCTCGTCTATTATTATCTGGCCACCGGGGCAGCTTCCTGTTATATTAGCGACCATTCCTTCTACTCTAAAAATAATACGGGCTAGCTTTTTACATAGTTTTGCTGCTGCCGTATAAGGTTCACCCCTGTCTTCATGTGCTATAAAAACCATTGTTATAGTGGGAAATTTGGTAGTTAACTTTTTGTACCGCCCATTAACAAATTCGTCTTTATAAGCTGTCATATTATCAAAAAAAACCACTTTTGGGGACTGGCGTTTGCTTAAAATGGCTTCTACTTCGTCAAGCGGTTCATATTCTAAAAATTTAATTTTAGCTTTTTTAAAATCAATTTTTGCCCTGTTTTTGGCGTTCTCCTGAAATGATTTCCCGGTGCCTTCTTCGGCCGATATATAAAGTACGTTTTCAAACTGGCTTATGTATTCTGCCAATTTTAGCGCAAAAAGGGTTTTTCCGTTTTTTTCATCTCCATAAATCAACCACTCTTTACCTTTTTCCGGATTGCCTAAGACATTGCCCCAAACACCTGTAAACTCAAATTCATTATATGTTTTGTTAAACAATGTTTTTACTGATATTGCTCTTGCCATTTTATTTGTCTGTTTTAATTAGCGTTTCCAGTAACCGGAGACTTGATTGTTTTTTTAGGCACTGTTTTACTAGCTTATTTACTTTTTCCTGATTGCTTACATTGGCAGTGGCTACCGAACCAATTAAGTCAATATAAAAAGCAGTACGGTCATCTTTACCGGTGGGGCTTATTTGTGTAAAACTTCCTGTGTAACGATCAAAAATTTCTTTATATCCTACTTTTTCATTTCTGATGCCGCGTTCTACTTTTGCCCTGAGCCCATCGGCCCCCATCATATACCAGCCACATCTTTTTACCGTAGCGTTTGATAATTCTTTGAGCTCTAAAAAGGCATTGTATTCTAAATCGCCCGCTTCGTCCAGTACGATTAATGGTTTTGTAAAGTTGTTTAAATAGTATTTTAAATCTTCTTTAACATCGATGTACCTGCCACTATTCCTGACGCCAACAGTACCCGCCAAAGTCCTGATAAATTGCTGCTTAGTTTTACACTGGCTGCAATCGATATAAAAAGCATTAGTCATTTTTTTGACTATCCTTTGTGCCGAATAGGTTTTGCCGATACCGCAATCATCTACTAAAATGATAGATATGCTTTGGTTCTGGCATTTTTGCAGGTCTTCTTTTATCTTGCTGTAAACAATTGTCTCAACGGAACGCCAGGTATCCTGATACATTTGGATATTTAGCTTCCTTGCAATCGTTATCAGGCTTTGTTTACTGATTATCCTATCGGTTTCGCCTTTTTTGAGACGGCTGTAAACGGAATAATTAATGTCTAAAGTTTTAGAGTAGTCTTTATCGCTACCCTCAAAATTGTTACGGTTTTCTAAAATTGCAGCGATTACGTTTTCCTGAAATTGTGCTGTTATTTCCATAAGGTTGATGTTAATGTTCGTTTTGATTGATATTGGTTAGGGACATATTCAAATTCATCGTTGTCTTCGTCTAAGATGGCTTTTGGCCCTTCTTCACGTTCCAACCTTTTCAGGTTAGGAAATTTAAAGTTGGAGTTTACGGTTTTAGGCGTATTATCTATAATTTGGATATTCTCGATTTTGTTTCTTTGGCGTTTTTCAAAAGCATCTACCGAAGCCACATAAGCACTTTGTAGTTTGATAGCCTCATGACAGGCTGTAGTCCTTTCGGCAATTGCACGATTGTAGCGCGGCATTTCCATGACTTCACAAATTAACCGGTCATTCATATAAACAAAAGCTTTTAATACGTGGCCATCGTTGCCGTCCAGCCAGTACACATCAAAGTCTTTACCTTCAATAATCCGCATTTGCTGGATTAATGCTTCTCCGGTTAGTATTTTGCCTTCTTCGGCTATGGCCCTTTTTTGCCCTTGTAATTTGATATAACCTCCTTTGCAGGAGGTGGGTGTTTTATAGCCAATAACAGGCAGTATGGCGTTCCAATTGGTGGGTTTTAGGTTCGGGTTTTGGTTGGCTGTAAAATAGTCCCAACGGCTTATACTTTTATCCAATGGGTGCGGGCTGTTATTCCACTGCTCCAGTTCCAGCATTCGTTCATTTACCAGTTCATCATAAGGAATGATTTGCTTTTTTGCATTACCTGGTTGATTGGCTTCGCTCTTTGCTGTTGGGCGTGCGAGCCATCCGTATGCCTCTTTTTCCACCTCATACCGTAGTTTGCCATTCATTCTTTCAATGTATTTGCCCCGCGCATTGTTGGCTTCGATTTTTACTTCCTGGAACATGGCACCCGAACGTAATAAAGTATCTTTAAAACTACTGTTTAATGAACTTTCGCACTCCAATTCGTGTGGCAGGCAAAATCCCCATTCGGTATAATTCCGCACCATCTGGCGGTAAAAATCAATAATAATCCCTTCTTTAGTTTTACCATATACTACTGTTGTAAAGGCTTGTGAAGCAATATCGACACCCAAATAAAACCAAACCCTGTCGTTTTGCTTGTTGTAAACAAATGGTGGCTGCCGGTCGTCTATTGATATGATGGAACCCGCTAATGTGGGTAAGTCCATTTGATGGTGTGGCTTGAATTTTCCCATATATTCCTGACGGTCGCCGCTTCGGGTTTTATAGGTGGATAGCTTGTTTTCCCATTTGTTGATATAGTTGATTATGGTAGCTTGAGAAAGTTTTTTAAAATCTTTCGGGTTGTATAACTCCCCTGTATCTTCATTATAGACTTCGGCATAACCATTTAGGAAGGCTTCAAAATTACGCGCCACTTCGGTAGGTGTAGGTTTGTGCAATTGGTTTTTAAACAATCCGTTAAAAAGCATTTCGTATCTATCGGTTACTATTCGTGCGTTTTGTTTGCCTGTACCGTTCGGGTCTTTGATTATGGCAATATATCCGTTTGCTTTAAAATCTTTTAAAAGTGCCGCAAAACGTATAGAAACCGGCAACGTATGTTCTACCTGATGTTTTACCCGTAAATGATTTTGAAAGCCCTCGACATCATAGCGTAAACTTTCCACCAAACCCGCACACGATTTCTTTTTATTCATTCGTTCGGCTATGCGTGCCTGTTCCAATTTTACAACTGCTTGTAACACGCTGGCATTAATAATATACCTTTCCTGTTCTTCTGTTTTAAGCGCTACGCCAGCACGCTTGAATTTTCCGTAAAATACAGTAGCTTCCGCATCCCATTGAAAATAGGGTTCCAATGGATGGTCAGATTTTCGTGGATCGCCTAAGGCGTCCTGGATTTCCCTGCTTAAACTATCGAAGTCAATAAGCAGTTTACGCCCATTGCCACCGACCTGTAAGCGTTTTATGCCGAACGGTTTGTCTTTGTATCTCCAAAGTTCTACCTGTAGAACTTTTAAACTATTCCAAAACTTTGGGACCAGTTCGTCCAGTTCTACGGCTACTTTTTTATTTGAAAATATAAATGGCATTGTATTTTAATTTTTTTGTTCCGGCCAAGGACTTGAACCTTGCAAATACTATCAATCAGATAAATGACAAACCTTTACCAGAGATAATTACTATATTTAACGTAACATTTTATAGCTTAAACTTGCTGATTAATTGACTGAATTTAGCCATGTGAAATATTCTTTTGCGGCAGTCCCTTCAAAATTGGCAATTTGTTCTTTCCTCATAGCCTCATATAGTTCGTTGATAAGTGAGTTAGCAAATTCAATGTGCTTGTTCTTTTTTTCAAGTTCTTTTTGTAAAGCTTCTATTTGGGCTCTATACTGTTCTATCAGATCGTTCATAATTGGTTGATTTTAAATGATGCTCTTCCTAATACTAATTATAGTTTATTTAAGGTTTTGTTAAGTTCTTTCTCTATAATCTTATAATCCTGGCAGATCTTTGTGCTGGTATCACTCGTGCGTTCTCCTCTTAAAGATTGGTTAATGAACATCGTCGAGAGCCCATACTTTTCTTTTAATTTTTTTAGCACTAAAGGATTGTACTTGTTGTATTTCATTTTTTGGTTACTTTTGTCCATTGCTTTACCTGTTTAGAATTGTTAAGCAAATATAAAGACAAAATTTTATCAATACAAAATATATGGACAAAATTTCAGCACCCATAAAAAATAGAATACTCCAATTCATTAACAATAAAGGCTTTAATAAGAAAAATTTTTTTGAAGAACTTGAAGTATCAGCCTCTAATTTTAGAGGATCAAGTCTAAAAAGTGAAGTTGGAGGAGATGTGATTGCTAAAATTTCGTCATATTATCCTGAAATCAACCTTACTTGGTTAATATCAGGAAAAGGATTAATGATAAAAGATGACATTGGTGTAGTACAAATGGTCACTAATAGAAAGACTACAGATAAAATACACCCTAATCAGGAAATACCTTTATACGACTGGGAGGCAGCTGCAGGTTTAAAAGAATTATTTAATAATGATAAGCCTCAAAGGATATTGGATACTATTAAAATCCCTAATCTTCCTAAATGTGACGGCGCGGTAATCGTAACAGGTGATAGTATGTACCCATTGCTTAAGAGTGGCGATATAATACTATATAAAGAAATGAGCTTTGATAATCTTTTTTTTGGCGAAATGTATTTATTAAGTGTAAAAATAGACGATTGGGAGGAGTATGTTACTGTTAAGTATATACAGAGGTCAGAGAACGGTAATGAATTTATAAAACTGGTCAGTGAGAACAGGCACCATGAGGCAAAGGATATTCACGTGTCTAAAATCTCTGCATTGGCACTGATTAAAGCAAGTATACGCATTAACACAATGATGTAACAAATATAGTTACGCACAAACTTTTTAAAAAATCCTATATTTATAAATATAGTTTTAAATCTTATATATCAGTATTTTAAAAAATATAATTTTATATTGTCTTTGATTTTAAGAAGCGTGAGTTTGTTATTTTAGTGCCAAATATACTTTAAAATGCTTTTTTTTAGCTTGGAGCTATCTGTAAAAAAACATGCAGTTGTTAACCCAACTGTTAACCCAACTGTTAACCTAAAATAAAAGTACATTTTTGAGTGTTGATAAATAGATATAAAAAAAGCCCAGTATGTGGGCTTGTGTAGTTATTAATAGTTTTATATGTTTATGGTGTAAAGGCTTGTTTTTAAAGGGTTGTAAAGCTTTTTAAGGTTGTTTATTAGTGTAATGGTAATAGCTCTTAAAGATTATATATATATTTTAAAATGGTAGTAAATGGTAATTCTTTTACATTTCGTTTTTATTTAAATTCCGACCTTTCTTGGCTTACGTCCTTATTTTATTGGCTTTTTTGACCTTTTTATATTATTGTTCTCTTTACAATTTAATTAATAGCCCATAGATGGCACAAGGATTTGATATACATACTATGGTCTACAAATAGCATGTGCAACGCTTTTATCCCGGCATCAGGAATATTATTGAGTACTATAAGGAACTAAAGCCTGCAAACTTTCTTAAAATCCTTCATAGGTTATAATAATTATGGCCTAAACCATTTACGCAAAAGTGGCTCGATTGCACTTTAAGAATATAAGTCATCGTCAGGTGCCGGTAAATTCATAAAGATTATTTTTTTAAGATAAATAAACTACATTTACTAAAAAAATATCATGAACAAAAAAGGCCCTATAATTATAATTAAAGATGATTTAGATGATCAGGAAATTTTGGCTGATGTTTTTAAAGAACTGAATTATGTAAATGAAATTATTTTTTTTGCTGAAGCTGAGAAAGCTTTAGAATATTTAAAATTTACAGCTATTGAACCATTTATAATTTTTTCTGATATTAATATGCCCAAACTAAGCGGTATGGAATTAAGAGAAAAAATCCATGAAAATGAGGATTTAAGACTAATGTCAATTCCTTATTTATTTTTTTCTACTACTGCAGAACAACAACATGTAGTAGATGCTTATTCAAAATCGGTTCAGGGCTTTTTTGTTAAACCGTCAAGTTATAGTGCAATAAAAGAATTAATACAAGTAATTATAAGTTATTGGAGCACCTGTATATTCCCTAATTATATTAAATAATTGTACGGTAAGAAACAATAACCGGATCCTATCAAACTAATATGCTGATTTTTAACAAAACTTACTTCGGCTTTACTATTTTCATCTTCTTGACTGAAGTTTTGATAGCATTTTATGTCCATGATTCTTTTGTAAGGCCTTATATGGGAGATGTGTTAGTTGTTATTCTCCTATATTGCTTTTTTAAATCTTTTCTCCGGTTGCCGGTTTTAACTGTAGCAATAAGTGTATTGATATTCGCTTTTACTATAGAATTGCTTCAATTCTTCAATATTGTAGAAAAACTTAATTTAAGGCATTCAAAGATGGCCAGGACGGTTATAGGAACTTCATTCTCCTGGATTGATTTACTGTGTTATGCTGCAGGGATTGTTATTGTGATTGGTGTAGAAAGATATCGGCGGAAAAAGCAAATTATATCAAGATAACTAAAGTGATTGTGAATTGCTTTCAAAATTGTATTTTTATTTATGATTCCCAACTTGGTTTATCCCATTTCTTTTTAAGAAATAGTTGTATAATATTACTATTTATTTCTGTTTGTGTTGGTCTAAAATATAATATGATGTATTGTAGTAAACAATCTAGTGTTATGTCAACCTTTAAGGTCTTTACAATAAAAGAAAGTGCAAGTGACCTTAAAAAACTAATGAAATCC